GCAATCTCTGCTTGGCTTTGAGTTAGGACTTTAGATGAAGCTTCTGCTTCTACCCTTGAAAGCTCTGTTTCTACTCCCTCTGGCAATGGCTCCTCTTCATCTGGGATTGGAACCCCTAACTGCTTTTCTATCTCTTTCTTATATTGGAAAGCAACGTGTTCTGTTATGTGTGCAGCCATAGCGTTTTGTATAGCTGCTGCAAAAGGAGACTGACCTATAATCTGTTGTATCTTTGGGTCTTCTGCTGCTGCCTTGTGTACTGCTATATGTGCTTCATGGTCTTGATATTTAAAAGCCTTTACGGGCTCTTGCTTCATTATAGCCATGTTTTCTATCACAGGGTCTTTTGGTTTAATGTCTTCTGGTAATTTGATTATGCTATCTGCATCCTGTATCCCTAGAACTTCTAGCATTTGTTTATGCAATTTTCCCATATCATAAAGCTGTGGGGCTTGTTGTGCTAATTGCAAAGCAGATTGATATTGCGTTACTCTTTGCGCCATTGTGGAGGCGTTTGGGTCAGATACGGGTATTACGTCTACCCTGCCATCAAAGTCTCTTGTTCTTGAGAACTCCCCTTCTGTTTCATACTCATATGATCCTGGCATATAGTCATGTATGCACTTGGATAGTATTCTTAATTCCTTCTTTAGCGCTGCATGAAGCCTTGACTGGACCCCAGACATGACTTTCATTGATCTCTCAAGTAAAGCTAAAGTTGTACCCACTGGGGCGTTGGGGTTCATGTTGCCTATCTGAACATCAGCTATAGAGCCAATTTTTCTTCCCTCATCCACTATGTTTCCTAAAAGCTGATACAATACAGATGATGGTTCTTTGTAGGGTATAAACGTTATAGAGTCTCGTATTGCACCACCAGGAACATCTACATCCCTAAACTCGCCAGGCATCAAAGGCGAATCATCTCCTTTTATTCTTAACCCTCTTGCTTTTAATCCAGCAGGTAAGTTAGATAATGTTCCAGCATCTATTAGCTGCCTTAAAATTGATGTGGCTGATTTAGCAAGACCGCCTATCAAATGTATAAGACCTGTTCCGTAAAACCCCAGACTAGGCAAATATCTGTAATGTATGAAGTGAGGTCTCTTCATTTTCTTTTCATCACTCTCATACCAATTTTTTCTGATAGATAATATGGTTCTTGATGATTTTTCTATTGTCACGATGTACGGTCTAGCCAATCCATCTTTGTCCTGATAGGGCTCTGGCATATCAAGATCAACGTGCATCTCTAAAATTGTATGTCTGTCATCGTCATCATATACTGCTTCACTGCCTTCCATTTCGTCATACTTGTCCTGTATGTCTGATTCGTCTTGGCTAGGCTCTGGCAAATCTATATCCTTGTAAAAACCATTTACCATGAGTTCTTTAACTTGGTTCTCTGTTTTCTTCATCACATGGGTGTAACGTGAACAGGACATAAGGTCTGAAGCTCCGTACGAAACAACAAAGTCTTCAGCAGGAACGAACATTGAGCAGGGTCTTTCCATTATGGGATCGTAGTAAACCTTCTTAAAAGCAGAGCCCGCTAAAGGCAATCGGAAAAGCATTTGCTCCATCTCATCACGATACTCTGTCATGCTCTCTGTGAGCATATAGTTCATCTCATGTTCTACACGCTTTGCCTGTGCATTCTTTTCTTTTGTTTGTTTTCCTACAATTTTAGTCCTTACTGGACCTGACGCAGGGAATATCTCTCCCATAGCTTGAGCTTGAAAGCGAACCACAGCCTCTGATAGAAGAGGGTGAAAAACTCCAGACGCTCCCTCCCAAGGTTGTGTTCTTTCTTCTATCTTCATGCCTAAGAGGTCCAGACCCTTTACATAAGACCTAGACCATTCTTTCCTAGATGTCCTGTCTGATTCGAAGTCCTCTACTAAATTAGCAGCCATTTCATTTAGGTCTTCATCTTCTATAAACTCTGCTAGATTAGAATTATGGTCAGGACCAACCATTTGTTCCGTCACACTGCCCTCAAAGTCAACTATCACACCACCGTCGTCTGTATCTATGGCAACAGCATCTGGGTTTACTATTTCAACTTTAAGTTCGGACTCCTCTGGGTTTCCCTCAACGTCAACCTCAAAGGGCTCTAGGTTTTTATCTACTGCCATTATCTAATTTTGAAAGTAGTGCCTCTAGTGGCTAGACCTCCACCTCTCATCTTCATAACCTTACCGCCACTCTTCATGCCCTTTTTCTTCATAGCACCTCCGACAGCATATCCCTTTTTCTTCATGACTCCGCCACCAGCCATCATCTTTTTCTTCATACCAGCAACGCCTCCACCACGCATCATTTGCTTTTTCATTGTGGTTCTTCCGCCTGCTGCCATTCCTTTTTTCTTCATTACTCCACCACCTCTGGCAGCCATCTTTTTCTTCATCGCCATTTTACCACCGCCAGCGTAGCTTTTCTTTTTCATCTTACCACCGCCTGAATAACTTTTCTTTTTCATAACACCACCTCCAGCTTTTTTAATTTTAAATTCTTCTGCTTCTTTTTTTGTAACCTTTTTAGGGGCATACTTGTTAGCATACTCTCTTAAAGATAATCCAGTTCTATCTAAATCAGCTTTAGTTACAGCTAACTTTTTTACACCTTGCTTGTCAAAAAAGTATAGCTCACCTTTTGCTTTAGCGGCAGCTATTGATCTTGGCTTTCCTGCAAGTGGGTCTCCGCCAGTTTTTTTAGGTGGCTTAGTATCTGCTGAAGCAGTTTTACCACTTTGTACTTTAGGAATGTTTTGTTTTGGCTCTTTTTGAGTTGTGTTTTTTGCTTCTTTTGCAATTTTGGGAACAGTTGTAACGCCTTGCTTTGGTAGGTCTGGTCCTCTTTTTGGTGGTCTTGCTACTATTCTTGTTGGGTCATTTCCTTTTTCTTTATCTTTTTTTATTATTTGTTCGGCTTTCTTTTTTCCGAACTGTGTACCCATAGACCTTCTAACCCTTTCCTGAAAGGTTATGCCGTTTTTCTTTTTGTTTTCTTCTGCCATAACTGCTCCTTAGTAGTATTCTACAGGTCTCCTGTATTTAGGCTCATCATCCCAATCATCTCTTTCAGCACGAACCCATCCACCTTGCCGAAATCTTAACAGCGCCTGCGTAGTGCTGTCAACCAAATCGTCATGCTCTCCTGAAGGGAATGATGCACATTCTTCTATAACCTCATCAGCCCAACGAGAAGAATAATACCATACACTGCCACTAGAGAAAAGGTCTGTTACAGCGTTTACCCTAGCAATTTTATCGTTACCCCTCGTGGGGGTGAACTCTGTTACAGGTATTCCCATAGCACGAAGCTCAAAAACTAATGGCGCACCAGACGCTTTTGCTTCCACAATCATCTGATCGGGCTCAAACTCCCAGTATTTATCGTATGCAGCTCTTTTTAATTCTGGAAATTCTAGCTTTTCCTTAAAAGCATCCAGTAAAATTAGGTGTGGTCTGTTCTGATCTACATCTTTATGGTGATAGAACACACCCCATGTGGTACAGGCACTGTAGTCACTGCGTTCTGTCTTTAAAAATGCTGTATCCCAGGACTGAATGATACATTCACAGGGTGGAAGCTCGTTTTCTGTCCATTCTTGCCACCATTCACGCTTAATTAACGCTCCTTCTTCCGATGTGGGGTCTTGTTGGTACTGTGCATTCCATTTTGATACAGGTAATTCTGCTTTTAGGCTGTTTAATTCCTCTAAAGACCAGAATTCTTGCCACAAAGGGTCGCCTGAAGGCATAATTGCAGGTAATTGTATGAGTTCCCAGTCATCTGCACCCTCTCTTTCCTGCATAACCTTCAATAATTGACCTGTAAGGTCTCTTTTCGACCATCTGGTCATCACAAGTATGATAGCTCCTCCAGGCTGTAGACGCTGCCTTGGACCTGATGTGTACCATTCGTATACTTTGTCGTATACATCGGGGTTGTACTGCCCTAATTGAGCCTCCTGTTCTGAATGTGGGTCATCTATTATGAGAATATCCGCACCTTTACCTGTTACAGCACCACCAACACCAATAGCAAAGTAGTCACCAC